GTGAAACTCAATGCCCGTCAAATAGACACAGCCAAGCCAAAAGAGAAGGCTTACAAGCTGGCCGATGGTGGCGGTTTGTATCTCTTGGTAAAACCTAATGGAGGTAAATACTGGCGACTTAAATATCGTGTAGCTGGTAAAGAGAAGCTATTGGCACTAGGTGTGTATCCTGAGGTTACTCTAGCCGATGCTCGGGCAAAACGTGAAGATGCGAAAAGAGGTATCGCTGGTGGTATCGATCCGATGGAAGCGAAACGAGAGGAAAAGATTGCCCGGGAAACGCAGTTAAACAACACCTTCAAAGATATTGCCCTTGAGTGGCACAGCAGCAAATTAAAAAAATGGTCTGCTGGTTATGCTTCAGACATCCTCGAAGCCTTCAACAAAGATGTGTTCCCTTACATTGGCAAAAAACCAATCGCCGAAATCAAACCACTTGAACTTCTGAATGTGCTGCGGCGCATCGAGGGGCGCGGTGCTACAGAAAAAGCCAAAAAAGTGAGGCAGCGGTGCGGGGAAGTTTTCCGCTATGCAATAGTCACTGGTCGCGCAGAGTATAACCCTGCACCAGACCTTACTAGCGCGATGCAAGGCCATGAATCTAATCATTACCCTAAAGAATTACCTGATTTTTTCAAGGCATTGTCCAGTTACTCAGGAAGCGCATTGGTTGTTATGGCGGCTCGTCTACTGGTTATCACCGGCTTGCGGACTGGCGAACTACGTGGCGCATTATGGGATGAAATTGATTTCAACAAGGCTATCTGGGAGATACCCGCTTCACGTATGAAAATGCGGCGGCCTCATATTGTGCCATTGTCTGATCAGGCTCTTTCGCTTATTGGGAAGATTAGAGAAATAACAGGCAATTACCCTCTTATGTTTCCCGGGCGCAATGATCCAAGGAAAACAATGAGTGAGGCCAGCATAAACCAAGTGTTTAAGCGCATTGGCTACGCTGGACGTGTAACTGGTCATGGGTTCCGGCACACTATGAGCACGATTTTGCATGAGCAGGGCTATAACACCGCGTGGATAGAAACGCAGCTCGCTCACGTTGATAAGAACTCAATTCGTGGCACATACAACCATGCGCAATATCTGGATGGAAGGCGGGAGATGCTTCAATGGTATGCCGACTATATGGATGCGCTGGAGAAGGAGGAGAACGTTGTTCATGGTTCGTTTGGGAAACGAGCTTAACTGTATGAATAGACCGTGTTAAGCAATGGTAGTAGACTTATGTAGACGAACAAAGAATAGGCTATGTCTAGGCTGATCCCCGAAAACCCGTACACCCCTACGGGCTGGCATAGCCGTCAGAATTAGGGGCGCGGGGTGGCGTATGGTGAGAGCCAAAAAACAAGATTTAGCATGGTTTGATATTAGTAATTATGAATTTTTAAATGATTTAACCTTGCCGGACTTGATTCAAGAATTAGAGTGGCGCGATTTTTTATTGCGTCATGCAAAAGATGACACTGCTATATTCAAAGAAGAGTACGATATAAAATATGAAAGGATTTTTTCGGGCGATCCTAACCTAACCATTCTCAATGAAGAAGAGGAAGAGGTCGAAGAATTTATTCGCAAAGTAAATGATGAAGCCCCATCATTAAGAAATGAGTACGATGATCTTCCCTCATTATCTTCAGCTATGGGGGTTAGTCCAGTAACATTTTCAGAGCTGGCCATGTACTCTTTCTCATCGATAGATCAAGGCTTTTTTAAAAGAGACGAAGAGGATTGCTACCTCAAGGCAAACGCTATGCTTGCGAGTGTTACTGGAAACCTAAGTAATTGTTCCCCTAACATCATACTCGTTTCTATAGATTTAGATGACGCCACTGATGACGAAATTATTACCAGCCTGACTCACCTTCTACCTCTATGGCGAAAAGAGTTAAAAGTACCAGAGAGAGAGCATGTCGCTCAGAAAAGGATTGGATTAAAGACCCTTCAGAAGTTGATATCTAATAGAGTGATACCTATTGTTGATCTGCTGATTTGGGGTGAGAAGTCAGGTAAGGAAGTGAGCAATCCGATGATTTCTGCCTTGGTTTTTAGTGATGATCCGAAAGATACGCAGGCTATTAAGGAATCAATAAAGCCTTTTGCACTTGAATCTATAAGCGAGAGATACACCCGCTTGCTTCAGCTTTATGTAAACAAAGACAGAGAAATGAGCTTGATAAAAATATCTGATTTAATGAGTAGAGATTTATAGCAAGCAAAATCCTACGTAAACGTTTTAAGTAAATTTCGCGATTTCCGCTTTGAATACGCTACTGTGTATTTCAAAGCGGATAATCTTCTCAAAAAAATATTTTATTTTTATCCGCTATCACCCATTCACCGGTTTGTTTAATCTCCTTTCTGTCTACTGATGTCCATTAAAGAAGATGACAGAATATAGGAGTAAACATGTCTCAATCATTTATTCGTCTTTCTGAGGTTCAACGCCGTACTGGTTACAGCAAAGCGTGGATTTATCGGCTCATCAAAGAACAGCGATTCCCTCAATCTGTAAAGATTGGAAGCCGATCAATTGCGTTTATTGAAAGTGAAATTGAAGAATGGATTAATCAGCGCATCGCTGAGTCGCGTGGCGAGGTAGCGTAATGAATAAGAAAAACCGCCCATTACAGGCGGCTAATTCAGATATTCGCGTATCTGATGTTACGCCCCTTACAAAATCCCTTCAAGCACCAAAGCGCACACCGAAAAAGCATCGTGCCAGAGTCTATATGCTGCGTACTGGTATAGAGGGATGGACAGAAAATGACATTCTTCGCTACTGCCGTCTGTCTTCTGGTCGTAACTATGCAACAGAGTTAGAACGCCAGCTTGGAATCACTCTGGAACGTATCGACGAAAAGAATCCTGATGGTATCGGAACACACCTTCGCTACCGTTTCTCCTGCCGTGGTGATGTTCTGAAAGTGATCACTCATGGATTTGCCCCTATATTTCCAGACATCTGTTATCACTTAACCCATTACAAGCCCGCTGCCGCAGATATTCCCGTGGCGAGCGATAACCCAGCGCACTATGCGGATGCCATTCGTTATAATGCTCGAACGCCTCTGCAAGGTTCTTTGCTGCCGTTAACCCGTCTGGTTTGGGCATGATACTGATGTAGTCACGCTTTATCGTTTTCACGAAGCTCTCTGCTATTCCGTTACTCTCCGGACTCCGCACCGCCGTGTTCTTCGGTTCAAGTCCCAACATCCGGGCGAACTGGCGTGTTTCATTAGCCCGGTAGCATGAACCATTATCCGTCAGCCACTCCACTGGAGACGACGGAAGATCGTTGCCGAAGCGGCGTTCCACCGCTCCCAGCATGACGTCCTGTACTGTTTCACTGTTGAAGCCGCCGGTAGTCACCGCCCAGTGCAGTGCCTCACGATCACAGCAGTCCAGCGCGAACGTGACACGCAGTCTCTCTCCGTTATCACAGCAGAACTCGAACCCGTCAGAGCACCATCGCTGATTGCTTTCTTTCACGGCCACTCTGCCTGTATGTGCCCGTTTCGATGGTGGTACAGCAGGTTTTCGCTCAAGCAACAGCGCATTCTGGCGCATGATCCGGTAAACACGTTTGGCATTGATCGCAGGCATACCATCAAGTTCTGCCTGTCTGCGAAGCAGCGCCCATACCCGACGATAACCATACGTGGGCAGCTCTCCGATAACATGGTGTATACGGAGAAGCACATCCGTATCATCAGTGTGACGACTGCGGCGGCCATCCATCCAGTCATCGGTTCGTCTGAGAATGACGTGCAACTGCGCACGCGACACCCGGAGACAACGGCTGACTAAGCTTACTCCCCATCCCCGGGCAATAAGGGCGCGTGCGCTATCCACTTTTTTGCCCGTCCATATTCAACGGCTTCTTTGAGGAGTTCATTTTCCATCGTTTTCTTGCCGAGCAGGCGCTGGAGTTCTTTAATCTGCTTCATGGCGGCAGCAAGTTCAGAGGCAGGAACAACCTGTTCTCCGGCGGCCACAGCAGTAAGACTTCCTTCCTGGTATTGCTTACGCCAGAGAAATAACTGGCTGGCTGCTACACCATGTTGCCGGGCAACGAGGGAGACCGTCATCCCCGGTTCAAAGCTCTGCTGAACAATTGCGATCTTTTCCTGTGTGGTACGCCGTCTGCGTTTCTCCGGCCCTAAGACATCAATCATCTGTACTCCAATGACTAGTCTAAAAACTAGTATTAAGACTATCACTTATTTAAGTGATACTGGTTGTCTGGAGATTCAGGGGGCCAGTCTAACTCATATTAACCATCTTGCGAACATAAATGATCACAACGGACTTTCTCAGCAGGAAATTGCCGACATTCTGAAACTCTACCCGGACGCGTTTAACGCCGCTTAACGGAGACTGAAAATGAACATCGAAAAAAGCAGATTAATTTCTGAGGCCGCCCCTCATCTGAACGCCTCTCTGAGCACAATTAACGGTAATGAATTTGCCGCAATTGTCCCGGTTATTCCTGGTCATATCGGTGGGCGTGAAACCAATATTGTTAGCGCAAAAGCGTTACACAAAGCGTTGGGCGTGGGAAAAGACTTCTCTACATGGATCACTGATCGCATCTCTGAATATGACTTCACCATTGGGCACGATTACTCAGTCCATAAAACAATTTCCCCAAATTTGGGGAAAAGCCCGAATGGCGCGGCTTACAGCAAGATTAAGCAGTCTGGCAGACCCGGCAAAGACTATCTGTTAAGTGTCGGAATGGCGAAAGAACTGGCAATGATCGAACGCAATGATCAGGGTCACGCTATCCGCCGTTATTTCATCCAGTGCGAGGAAGAATTACAGCGTAGCGTGCCTGAAATCGCCGCACGCTATCGTCGCCAGCTAAAAGCCCGTATCAGTGCCGCAAACAACTTTAAGCCAATGTGCGATGCGCTGAATATGGCCCGTGCCGAGATGGGGAAAACGACGCAGCAACACCACTACACAAACGAGAGCAATATGATTTCTCGTATCGTTCTTGGTGGGCTAACTGCTAAGCAGTGGGCGCGGATAAATGGCTATTCTGGCGAACCTCGCGACCATATGAACGCAGAACAGCTTGAGCACCTCTCATATCTCGAAAGCACCAATATCACGTTAATTGATATGGGCATGGAATATGAGCAGCGCAAAGGAGAACTCACCCGCCTGTCGCAACGCTGGCTCGCCAAGCGTCTGGAGGCGCTCAATGTCTAAGCCAACAGGAACACCACAACCACAAAAACGCTACAAAGATGCCCACGGAGCACTCGTTACTGTCGAAAGCGTGTCTCACAACCGAGTGACGTTTTATCGCGACGGGTATCAATCGCCATGCGTACAACCGCTGGCGCGTTTCATGAAGGAGTTCGCGGAGGTTAACCAATGATACCCGTCCAGAAGAAGACATTTTCACTGGCTGGCATGTCGCCAAAATCCAGAAATATGACGGCAAAGTCAGGCATTAATACAGCAGATACAAGCAAAGTTTATCATTTGCTGGTGGTCGGAACGGATGCCTTAACCATACCAGAAATCTCGGGCGATGATATTAGCATTGAGAAGGTCAGCGGCTGCGCCAGAAAATTTCTGGTCGTAGATGATGTCTTCAGCTCGTGTAGTGACTCCACAAAAACATTCGTCCACGCGCGTGACGTTAACGAAATGAGCGCGATGTACTGTGCTTCTGGTTCTTCCAATAGTGAGTTTTCGGAGTCCATAAAAAAGAGCTTGCCGTTATGCGGCAACACGGTTTATGGTTATAAGGCACCTCATAAAACGGGTGCCGGGATTGGCGTCCTGGTAAATCGAATGGCGACATATGACGCGCCGAGCGTCTTTTTTTATGTCGTAGGTCTGACTCACCCATTTTTTGGGCGTTGGTGTATAATCCAGCGCCTTTGTCAATCAATGGTGGCTCAGGCAGGGGCTTCTTCGGAAGCGCCGGTATCCATTCGAGCCGGTTACGCCAACCCTGTCTGGGCTACCACCAGCGAAATTGGCGTTTCCGGTGGTAGCGTTACATGCTATCGAATGGAGGCTGCCACATGCTGGCTACTACCCCTACCCAAAAACCGCAATTTATCTGGATTATCGCCGCAGTTCGCCGCGATTGCCCGACAATTACCGCCAAAATTCATCATATTGCTGCCGAGTCTGAACGCGATGCTCGCCGTTATCTGGTGCGCGATCACATCTGCTTTTTTGCTGGTCGTATCCGCATGGAGGTGGCACATGATTAAAACCTACGATGTGCATATGGATCCCCTCGAACGCACAAGCCAGATCATCACACTGACAGAAGTGATTAACGACATTCTGGTGAGCAACTCTCCCTCACGAGACGAAAGACTGAAGGCGTTACTCGCGATATTGGATCTCGCCGTTCGTGACGTTCATTTCCTGCTGGAAGGTGGCGAAATGCCAGGAAAAACGGGGGCAACCAATGAATAACTCAATTAATACCCCTCGCCTTACGTCCGCACTTCAATTAATCGAGCAAGCAGCGGCTGTCCTGGTTGCTGTCAGTCTTTCGGCTGAAGAAATGGACGCTACTGATGTCGTGGATGCGATTAAAGCGTGCTCATCTTTGGTTAACGATGCCCGTGCCGAGCTGGTAATTCTTGGGGGTGAAAAATGAATATCAACTTAATTTATCGTCATCCGTGTGAGCTGGAAATTGAATCATTGCTGGGGCGTGAAGAGCCATATCCAGACACATTCACTCCCGCAGATTGCGCGACTGAACGGCTTACCAGAGCGCGCACAGGTCTGGTTCATGTGATGAATGAGATTGTTCCCTCGGTGGGAGGGGAACAGGCGACAGTAATCAATAGCTGGCTACAAAAAGTTACCTCCCTGATAGATATCGGTTTAATCGATGTGGAGAGTGCGAAATGACCAACATCCAGCTCATTGAAGCGCAATGTCGCATCGAACAGGTTCAGACTGTTTTAGGGTTCTGGCTTGAAGGGGCCAGCCCCAGCAACAGAGACAAGTTAATGATTGGCGCGGTTATGTCACTGCTCAATGGCGTACCAGAAGCTATTTAGGAAGCGGACGAATTGTTGGGCAAATATGAGTTACAGAATCATTCAGGCGAGGCGAAACATGAATAATTTCTTAACTTTCCATGCAGAAGCAACGCCTGACGGCGTAAACTGAAGTGGTCAACAAAAACTGGCCACCGAGTTAGAGTTTTTCCAGTATCGATTTTCCGATTCGTTTGGGGTAACCCACCGTTATATTCGTGCGGTCTTAGTGCGCTGTAATATCCAACGATATAGTCCGTTATGGCGTGAGCTGCCTCGCTGAAGCTTACGTAACCCACCACCTGCATCCATTCGTTCTTCAGACTCCTGAAGAAGCGTTCCATTGGGCTGTTATCCCAGCAGTTTCCGCGCCGGCTCATACTCTGTCTGATCTGGTATCGCCACAATAACTGCCGGAACTGCCTGCTCGTATAATGACTGCCCTGATCGCTGTGGAACATCACCCCGCCGGGCTTACCACGGGTTTCCCATGCCATTTCCAGCGATTTCATGGTGAGCCTGCTGTCCGGCGAGAACGACATGGCCCAGCCCACTGGTTTTCTTGCGAACAGGTCGAGAACAACGGCGAGGTACGCCCAGCGCTTACCCGTCCAGATACAGGTCACATCACCGCACCACACCTGATTTGGCTCGGTCACGGCGAACTGCCTTTCAAGGTAGTTAGGGATAGCAACATGTTCATGACCACCACGTTTATACCGGTGAGTCGGCTGCTGACAGCTGACCAGCCCCAGCTCTTTCATGAGCCTGCCAGCAAGCCAGCGTCCCATCTGGTAGCCTCTCCGGGTTGCCATTGTGGCGATGCTTCTTGCTCCGGCCGAACCATGGCTGATGCCATGTAGCTCAAGTACCTGACTGCGTAATACAGCCCGTCTGCCGTCTGGTTTTTCAGGACGGTTTTTCCAGTATCTGTAGCTGCTGCGATGAACCCCGAACACTTGGCAGAGTGTGACCACAGGATAATGCGCTCTGAGTTTCCCGATTATCGAGAACAGTTCAGGGAGTCTGACATCAAGAGCGCGGTAGCCTTTTTTAATATTTCATTCTCCATTTCAATGCGTTGTAGCTTTTTCCTCAGCTTACGTATTTCGATTTGTTCTGGTGTTATCGGAGAGGCTTTTGGTGTTTTGCCCTGACGCTCATCACGCAGTTGTTTGACCCATCTTGTCATTGTGGAAAGGCCAACATCCATAGCTTTGGCGGCATCTGCCACCGTGTATTTCTGGTCAACAACCAGTTGAGCGGATTCGCGTTTAAACTCTGCGCTAAAATTTCTTTTTTTCATTGGAGCACCTGTGTTGTTCTGAGGTGAGCATATCACCTCTGTTCAGGTGGCCAAATTCAGTGTGCCACTTCAGAACCAGACGTTCGCTCCTACAGCACCAAATCAGGTCTGGGTGGCGGACCTGACGTATGTTGCCACACAGGAGGGATGGTTGTACCTCGCTGGCATCAAAGATGTTTATACGTGCGAAATTGTCGGCTACGCCATGGGAGAGCGCATGACAAAAGAGCTGACAGGTAAAGCCCTGTTTATGGCGCTCAGGAGCCAGCGCCCACCTGCCGGGCTAATCCACCACTCTGATCGAGGTTCACAGTACTGCGCATACGATTACCGGGTCATACAGGAGCAGTCTGGTCTGAAAACATCAATGTCGCGTAAAGGTAACTGTTACGACAACGCTCCGATGGAAAGCTTCTGGGGAACGCTGAAAAATGAGAGCCTGAGCCACTATCGTTTTAATAACCGGGATGAAGCCATCTCAGTAATACGGGAATACATTGAGATTTTCTACAATCGTCAGCGTCGTCACTCTCGTCTGGGGAATATCTCCCCGGCAGCCTTCAGGGAAAAATATCATCAGATGGCTGCTTAAAAAAAGAACAAATGGTAGTGTCCGCTATTGCCAGTACACCTCACCGGGTGGCATGGATAAACCCGGAAGAGAGTAAATCAAACCGCGCAATTGGCGTTGCGCTGAATGATACTGCATGTCGCGTATTGAAAAAACAAATCGGGAATCATCACCGTTGGGTATTTGTGTATAAGGAAAGCTGTACCAAACCAGACGGAACGAAAGCGCCAACAGTCAGGAAGATGCGGTATGACGCAAACACAGCCTGGAAAGCGGCGCTGAGACGAGCAGGTATTGATGATTTCAGATTTCACGACTTGAGACACACCTGGGCAAGTTGGCTGGTTCAAGCCGGAGTCCCGTTATCAGTGTTACAGGAAATGGGAGGCTGGGAGTCTATCGAAATGGTTCGTCGATATGCTCACCTCGCACCTAATCACCTTACCGAACACGCACGGCAAATAGACTCGATTCTGAACCCATCGGTCCCAAATTTGTCCCAGTCAAGAAATAAGGAACGTACTAATGATGTGTAACTTATTGATTTAAATGGGATAATAGGAACAATACACATAGGCGATAAGCTTTGTTTTTGTTGCCTTTTTTATTGTTCATTTTTTATAGATACCCCCAAAAGTACCCCCATATCTTTTTCCGCCCCTGAAATTTGGTTGTTATTCATACACCATATCAGGCGGTAACGCTCTCCCTTTAACCCACTTATTGTATGATAGTGCTATCCCACAATAAGGAATCAGCCAGCCATGAGAATGACCAGTCGCAAAAAAGAGATACTTAGCTACTTTGAACCGGATAACCTCGAATGGGTGACTGGTGAGATTGGTGCGCCGCCGTTCGATGTGTCGGGTGTGGCCTACCTGCTTCATGGCATGGTGTCGTTCGATAAGCGTCACCAGCTCGAATCAACCCGGCGCACACTGGAAAGCATGGTTGCTGGTGGACTGCTTGAGCGGGTGACAGTGTATGAATCGCGCCAGATACGGCGCGGCGGTGATACTAACGCAACGGTCGTGCGCTACGGTTTACCCGGTCAGTGCGCTGTTATGCGCGATACTGGCGGCGCTGACAACGCAATATCAGGTGAATACATGCGGGTCAGTTAATAGCCTGCAATCTGTCGTTGATGCGGCTCAGGTCGTAAACCCGGCGTTCAATATCCAGCATCAGGAAATTGTGGATCTCGGCCTGCTCAGGATTATCAGACTCTCTGGCCTGTAATAGCAATTCATTGTAACCATGCAAGCCGCCTGAGTTTTCCGCCGGGGTGGTGCCTTTCCCACGCAGGCAGCTAATGGGCTGATTACTCGTATCGTGTGTTTTCTTCTCCAGCACAATGACGCAATCCCACCAGTCGCCAAAGTCATACGTGTAAACCAGCTTGTCACCCTCATTCTGGAGCGCCGCCCATAGTGGCGTGATTGCCGCGTTACCCATGCTTTCATCCTCACCCCATACGCGATACTCGCTACCTGGATCACCTTTACGCCCTTTCTCGAACATATACAGGTGTTCGTCATTCCAGCCAAAAGCTAACTGGATCACGGCATGAAGTTTACTAAAGGGGATTTGCTCTGGAACCAGCACACGCCGCCATATAGGTGGTTTGCTGTCTCGGATGGTTATCTTTAGCTGGTACATGCAAATCCTGAATAAATGCGAATCGGAAGGATAACGATACTGACGTACTCACAATTCTGTAAAGGTGAATAAAGGAAATTTGCTTAATACGCATAAGTTACATGTGGAATAATCCCATATCTACCTGCGCGGCGCTGGCTTCTTCCACTGGTAGGCAGGTGCTCGCATCATTTCGCGGAACCTGTCGCGCCGGGCTATATCGGCATTAACTGATCGTTCTATCTCCCGTTGATCTGCCTGTGTAAGCTGGTGGCCTCCGTGCTCAAGTTTGGCGATGGTCAATAAGGCTATTTCGCGTGGTGTCATACGTCATATCCTCTGGAAGGATGAAACACGCCCGGATTAAATTTCATTTTTCGCGGGTATAAAAAAACGATGGGGCGGGCAGTCCCGGATAGTCAGGGCTGTAGAGATTTGACTACCCCCTCCCCACTGTATTCAGGTTACTGCTATTCCGTTAAGCGCTGCTTACGGGGATAGCTGCGTTGTGATTTTGACCATTCAGGTCGCCGCTATTTCCTCACCGATTGGGTGCTACGCGCGCGCGTACTTGTCCCGAAATACCAGAAACCGCCAGCCAGAGGATGATTTCCCTCTGGTGGTCTACCTTTGCCTCTTGCCGCCATTTAACCGGAAGGCGTTACCGTTCGGTTGCGCTATCCCCATGCGGTGTTGCGTTTCGGTAACAGCTTTATGCAGGTCGCCAAATTCCTCAACCTTCACGGGCGGGCGCTTCACGTTCTCCAGACACGTTTCACGGCGGCGCTTTATCCATTCCCGATCATCGTCCTCGGAGCATAACAGCATGACTTCCATCCATCGTGCGGCAGCTCTCCGGTATAGCCCTTTTGACTCCAGCTCTTCAGCTTTCCTGTCCCTTATCATTTCTGCCTCTCAGATTATATAGATAAGCAAAAAGGTGTTGGTTCAGTTGGTTTAATTTGTAAAGATCGTTGTTTTTATTATGTTTTTTTCTAAAATATTGAACCAACATCAACTCATTTTGAACCAACACAGCCCAGCTCTGAACCAACAACACAGCGATAGCTTTGTGATTGGTCCGTTATTTTCTGGCTGATATTTGAGCGTATAACAGTGTTATACAGTGGTATACTGTATGGATATTACTCACTGATATGGTCTTTGCAATGAGCAAATCTAATCTGATCGCGTTCCGCATCCCATCTTAATTGCAGGATGAGTTTAATCGGTCTGTTCTCGCTTCTGGAGGGGATAAAACCTCCTGGCTTGTTGATGCGATTCGCATGAAGCTGGGACAGCCGGAAAAGTCTATTGATTCACGAATGCTTGGGCTGGTGGAGCGCATGGAAAAAGCCGCTGCGTCGCTTATTGCCGGAAAGCCGAACATCCCACCAAAGCCATATAACGAAACGGCAGTTATAAAGATCATTGCCGATACCATCCAACAGGGATTTGATAATGGGCGTGTGATAGCTGAACGGATCAATGAAGCAGGCTATCAAACAAAAGCTGGTAAAGCGTGGGATAAAGATATTTACAGCGCGTGGAAGCGTCAGGGAAGCAATGCTGAAAATTTAAAAGCGGTGATTGATTGTAAGGTCAGCGTATAAACATGAGTGCCCATTGGAAAGTAAGCGTACAGCCTGAACCGTCTGGTCAGAATCTGACGAATTAGACAAAGTGGTGTCCACCAAATAAGTAGTGGGAACCAAAGTGTCAGATATGCAGAAAAATGTGAATCCCGGCAGGCGAAAAGGCTGCCCTAATTATCCTCCCGAATTTAAACAGCAGCTCGTTGCTGCCTCCTGTGAACCCGGGATATCCATCTCAAAACTTGCTCTTGAAAATGGCATTAACGCCAATCTGTTGTTCAAATGGCGACAACAATGGCGCGAGGGAAAGCTGCTATTACCTTCTTCAGAGAGCCTCCAGCTACTTCCTGTGACTCTCGATGCAGCTGCCGAACAGCCAGAATCGCTCGCAGAGGATCCGGAAACCCTCAGTATCAGCTGTGAGGTAACGTTCCGGCACGGGACGCTCCGCTTCAATGGCAATGTCAGCGAAAAGCTCCTGACTCTGCTGATACAGGAACTGAAGCGATGATCCCGTTACCTTCCGGGACCAAAATTTGGCTGGTTGCCGGTATCACCGATATGAGAAATGGCTTCAACGGCCTGGCGGCAAAGGTGCAGACGACGCTGAAAGACGATCCGATGTCAGGTCACGTTTTTATCTTCCGTGGGCGTAATGGCAGTCAGGTAAAGCTCCTCTGGTCTACCGGCGATGGACTGTGTCTGCTGACCAAACGGCTGGAGCGCGGCCGCTTCGCCTGGCCGTCAGCCCGGGATGGCAAAGTGTTCCTCACACCGGCACAGCTGGCGATGCTCCTTGAAGGTATCGACTGGCGGCAGCCTAAAAGACTGCTTACGTCCCTGACTATGTTGTAAGCCTCTTTATCCTGGTCGACGCTGAATGAGCCTGGTAATATACCCGGTATGAGCAGCTCACTTCCTGACGATATCAATGCACTGAAACGTCTCCTTGCCGAACAGGAGGCGCTGAACCGTGCCCTGCTGGAAAAGCTGAACGAGCGTGAACGCGAAATAGACCATCTGCAGGCACAGCTGGATAAGCTGCGCCGGATGAACTTCGGCAGCCGCTCCGAAAAAGTCTCCCGTCGTATCGCACAGATGGAAGCTGACCTGAAGGCACTTCAGAAAGAAAGTGATACCCTTACCGGTCGGGTTGACGACCCGGCCGTGCAGCGCCCGCTGCGTCAAACCCGCACCCGCAAACCGTTCCCCGAATCACTCCCCCGCGATGAAAAACGGCTGCTGCCGGCAGCGTCATGCTGCCCGGAATGTGGAGGCTCACTGAGCTATCCGGGTGAGGATGCCGCCGAACAGCTGGAGTTGATGCGCAGCGTCTTCCGGGTTATCCGGACTGTACGTGAAAAGCATGCCTGTACTCAGTGCGATGCCATCGTGCAGGCCCCCGCGCCTTCACGGCCCATCGAGCGGGGTATCGCAGGACCGGGGCTGCTGGCCCGCGTGCTGATCTCAAAGTATGCAGAGCACACCCCGCTGTACCGCCAGTCTGAAATGTACGGCCGCCAGGGCGTGGAGCTGAGTCGTTCACTGCTGTCGGGCTGGGTGGATGCATGCTGCCGGCTACTGTCACCGCTGGAAGAAGCGCTTCAGGACTATGTGCTGACTGACGGTAAGCTCCATGCTGATGACACGCCTGTCCCGGTGCTGTTGCCAGGCAATAAGAAAACGAAGACCGGGCGGTTATGGACCTACGTTCGTGACGACCGTAACGCCGGGTCAACGCTGGCGCCGGCGGTGTGGTTCGCTTACAGCCCGGACAGAAAAGGCATCCATCCGCAGACCCATCTTGCGGGGTTCAGTGGTGTACTGCAGGCGGATGCATACGCCGGGTTCAACGAGCTGTACCGGGATGGCCGGATAACGGAAGCCGCCTGTTGGGCTCACGCCCGCCGTAAAATCCACGATGTGCACGTTCGCACCCCGTCAGCCCTGACGGAGGAAGCGCTGAAACGGATCGGCGAACTGTACGCCATCGAGGCAGAGATAAGGGGAATGACGGCGGAGCAGCGCCTTGCCGAACGTCAGTTGAAAACGAAACCGCTGCTGAAATCCCTGGAAAGCTGGCTGCGTGAAAAGATGAAAACCCTGTCGCGACACTCAGAACTGGCGAAAGCGTTCGCATACGCCCTGAACCAGTGGCCGGCGCTGACGTACTATGCAGATGATGGCTGGGCTGAGGCGGACAATAACATCGCTGAAAATGCGTTGCGGATGGTCAGTCTGGGCCGCAAAAACTACCTGTTCTTCGGTTCGGATCATGGAGGAGAGCGGGGAGCGCTGCTGTACAGCCTGATCGGGACGTGCAAACTGAACGGAGTGGAGCCAGAAAGCTACCTCCGCTATGTCCTTGACGTCATAGCCGACTGGCCGATAAACCGGGTCGGCGAACTGCTCCCCTGGCGCGTAGCACTGCCGACTGAATAACACATCCCCGTCAATACGGTTCTTGCTGCACGCTTACAAAAAAGCGGGTTTTCACCCGTCAGAATCTGGCGGGGATCCGTCAGTAAAATCAAAACATGATCCGTCAGATAAAAAACCTTCTCGTCCGGACGCTTCGCAACCGGACACGCAGACGGCTGAACAGGATTTTTTAACTCGCCATCCTGATGCGGTTGTATTCAGCCCTAAAAAGCGCCAGTGGGGGACGCAGGATGATTTGACCTGCGCACAGTGGCTCTGGAAAAAAATCATCGCCCTGTACGAGCAGGCTGCCGAATGTGACGGCGAGGTGGTTCGTCCCAAAGAACCGAACTGGACAGCCTGGGCAAACGAAATTCGCCTGATGTGTGTACAGGATGGCCGTACACACAAACAAATCTGCGAGATGTACAGCCGCGTCAGCCGCGATCCGTTCTGGTGCCGTAACGTGCTCAGCCCGTCGAAGTTGCGGGAAAAATGGGATGAGCTTTCCCTGCGCTTATCGCCGTCCGTCAGCACGCACACAGAAAAACGTGAAGACCCGTACTTCAAAGCCAGTTACGACAACGTGGACTACAGCCAGATCCCGGCAGGATTCAGGGGGTGAGCATGAGTCTTTTGAATGACGTTCAGAAATTCATTGAAGCCCATCCGGGGTGTACTTCCGGAGACATTGCGGATGCTTTTGCAGGTTACTCACGGCAGCGCGTTCTGCAGTCTGCAAGCAAGTTACGTCAGAGTGGGCGTGTGGCTCACCGTTGTGAAGGAGATACACGCAGACATTTCCCGCGCCTGACTGAGAGAGCGCAGGAACCGGGACCACAATCAGTTCGAGAAACCAGACCTGTGCGCAATTTCTATGTCGGCACTAACGATCCCCGGGTGATTTTGTGCCTGACCCGCCAGGCTGAAGAACTGGAGTCCAGGGGCTTATACCGTCGTGCTGCAACGGTGTGGATGGCGGCATTCCGTGAAAGCCACTCCCAGCCAGAACGAAACAATTTTCTGGCGCGTCGTGAGCGGTGCTTACGGAAAAGCAGCAAGCGCGCTGTATCGGGTGATGAGTGGTATCTGTCAGGGAATTACGTGGGGGCTTAATGAGTAATAAATATTGCCAGGCGCTGGTGGAGTTGCGAAACAAACCAGCCCATGAACTGAAGGAAGTGGGCGATCAGTGGCGCACACCGGACAACATTTTCTGGGGAATTAACACCCTGTTTGGCCCGTTTGTTCTGGAGCTGTTTACTGACGGTGATAACGCCAAATGTGCCGCGTATTACACGGCGGAAGACAACGCGCTGGCGCATGACTGGTCAGAACGTCTTGCGGAGCTTAAAGGTGCTGCCTTTGGAAATCCTCCATACAGCCGCGCCAGTCAGCATGAGGGGCAATACATCACCGGCATGCGTTACATCATGAAACATGCCAGTGCCATGCGTGATAAGGGCGGGCGCTATGTTTTCCTGATCAAAGCTGCCACCAGCGAAGTGTGGTGGCCGGAAGATGCGGATCATATTGCTTTTATTCGCGGGCGTATTGGTTTTGAACTGCCTGCCTGGTTTATCCCGAAAGACGAGAAGCAGGTGCCAACCGGTGCTTTCTTCGCTGGTGCTATTGCCGTTTTCGACAAGACCTGGAAGGGACCGGCAATCAGCTACATCGGGCGCGATGAACTTGAGGCATGTGGTGAGGCCTTTCTGGCGCAAGTTCGCCAGCAGGCAGAAAAACTTGTCAGGGAGATGGCGGCATGACGACGTTAACTCAATGCCAGCAGCAGGTGCTGGATATGCTGATTTCTTACCAGAAAGAACGTGGCTTCCCGCCAACCAATCAGGAGGTGGCAACCATGCTGGGATACCGTTCAGTGAATGCAGCGGTGGAGCATCTTAGAGCACTGGAGAAAAAAGGCGTCATCACGATAAAGCGTGGTGTGGCCCGTGGTATCACTCTTCATACCGCGGTGAAGGACGACGACAGCGAGGCGGTCGGGATTATCCGCTCACTGCTTGCCGGTGAGGAAAACGCAAGGCTGCGTGCAACTCACTGGTTACATGAGAGAGGCCTGAAAGTATGAAGCTGATCCTGCCTTTCCCGCCCAGCGTGAACACCTACTGGCGACACCCCAACAAAGGGGCATTTGCTGGTAAGAGCCTGATAAGCGCGGCGGGGCGAAAATTTCAGAGCGCGGCGTGCGCAGCAATAGTTGAGCAGTTACGTCGTCTGCCAAAACCAACGTCGGCACCTGCTTCAGTGGAGATCGTGTTGTTTCCTCCGGATAACCGGATCCGCGATCTGGACAACTATAACAAGGCGCTGTTTGACGCCCTGACCCACGCGGGTGTGTGGGAAGACGACAGACAGGTGAAAAGAATGCTGGTGGAGTGGGGACCGGTTATCCCGAAAGGGAAGGTCGAGATCACTATCAGTAAGTATGAGAAACCGGCGGGTGCAGCCGCCTGATTAAGAGGAGAAACGAAGTATGAATAATCTGATGGTTATTGATGGTATTGAAGTTCGTCGTGATGCTTATGGGCGTTACAGCCTGAACGATCTGCACAGGGCAGCCGGGGGAGAACAAAAAAACCGCCCGAAATACTGGCTCTCCAATAAGCAAACCTGTGAATTGATTGAACAACTTTTCACCGAGGGTGGAATTCCGCCTCTGGAACAAAATCAACCAGTTAGCGTCATTAATGGCGGAAATAACCAGGGGACGTATGTCTGCAAAGAACTGGTGTATGCCTATGCAATGTGGATCAGCCCGTCATTCCATCTGAAGGTGATCCGTACTTTCGATATGGTAACCAGCGCACCGGAAAAATTATCCGGGCAGGCTGCTGACAAGATGCAGGCTGGAGTGATTCTGCTGGACTTTATGCGCAGGGAGTTAAACCTGTCTAACTCTTCAGTGCTTGGTGCCTGTCAGAAACTCCAGGAGGCTGTTGGCTTACCGAATCTGGCACCGCGCTATGCCATTGATGCTCCTGCTGACGCGCCTGATGGCTCAAGTCGCCCTACGCTGTCGCTGAGTGCACTGCTGAAACAGTATGGTATCCGCCTTACGGCTAATCAGGCATATCACCAGATGGCGAAGCTGGGGATCGTTGAACAACGCGAACGATACAGCCGTACCTCGATTAACAACATCAAAAAATTCTGGTCGCTGACAGCGAAAGGCTGCATGTTCGGCAAGAACATCACCAGTCCCGCAAATCCGCGCGAGACGCAGCCGCATTTCTTCGAATCCCGATTCCCTGAGCTGTTAAAGCTGCTCGATACCGTTCATTGAGGTGACCGTGAGAGCACTACTGCCCCCTGAAATTGCCCCGCGTATGGGGATCGTATTGTTCAGACCAGGTTCAGAGCTGATGCCCCTGTTTATGCAGGGGCGTGTCCTGCTGGAGCCTGAGCCGGAACGTTATTCATCTTTCGCCAGTGGTGCTGTTCCGGCGGCATCACAACCGCTGGCGGATGATCCTGACGTTCGGGCCGTGTTCCGCAATGAGGCAGTGATCCGTCGTGCTGGTGGCGTGGAATGTCTTGAAAGCTGGTTACTTCGTGAAAAAGGCTGCCAGTGGCCTCATTCCGACTGGCACAGCGAGAACATGACAACAATGCGACACGCGCCGGGCGCAATCCGTCTGTGCTGGCACTGCGATAACCAGCTGCGCGATCAGTTCACGGAACGGCTGGAATCAATGGCAACGGATAACTGTGCCCGCTGGGTGTTGTCTGTTGTGCGTCGGGATCTCGGTTTTGATGACAGTCACGTTGTGACAATGCCGGAACTGTGCTGGTGGCTGATTCGTAATGACCTGGCGGATGCCTTACCGGAAAGTGCAGCCCGTAAGGCACTGAGATTACCGAAGCCTGTTGTGCCGTCTGTCACCCGGGAAAGTGACCTTGTGCCTTCGGTTCCTGCCACCAGCATCATCCAGGATAAGGTGAAAAAGGTGCTGGCGCTGAAAGTGGATCCGGAGTCGCCGGAGTCTTTTATGTTACGCCCAAAACGTCGCCGCTGGGTTAATGAAAAGTACACACGCTGGGTTAAGACACAGCCGTGTGCATGTTGTGGAAAGCCTGCTGATGATCCCCTCCACCTGATAGGCCACGGTCAGGGGGGAATGGGTACAAAAGCGCATGACCTCTTTGTGTTGCCTTTGTGCAGAAAGCATCACGACGAGCTGCATGCGGATACCGTGGCATTTGAAGAGAAGTATGGTTCCCAGCTGGAGCTGATATTTCGTTTTATCGATCGTGCGCTGGCAATAGGCGTACTGGCGTAAGTGGAGAACGAGCATGAACCTTGAAGCCTTACCGAAATATTACTCCCCGAAATCTCCAAAACTGAGCGATGACGCACCGGCGACAGGCTCTGGTGGTTTAACGATTACGGATGTGATGGCTGCGCAGGGGATGGTGCAGTCGAAAGCACCGCTTGGGTTTGCCTTATTCCTGGCAAAAGTTGGTGTTCAGGATCCTCAGTTTGCGATTGAAGGTCTGCTCAATTACGCGATGGCACTGGATAACCCGACATTGAATAAATTGAGTGAAGAAACCCGGCTACAGATCATTCCTTACCTTGTGAATTTTGCCTTTGCTGATTATTCCAGGTCTGCGGCAAGTAAGGCTCGCTGTGAGCATTGTGCTGGTACTGGATTTCATAATGTATTGCGCGAGGTGGTGAAACACTCCAGAAGCGGGGAATCTGTTATCAAGGAAGAGTGGGTGAAGGAACTATGTCAGCATTGTCATGGTAAGGGAGAAGTCAGCACAGCGTGCAGAGGGTGTAAGGGTAAAGGTATTGTCCTGGATGAAAAAAGGACCCGGCTTCATGGCACGCCTGTTTATAAGATTTGTGGGCGTTGCAATGGAAACCGGTTTAGCCGTTTACCAACTACACTGGCACGACGTCATGTCCAGAAGCTGGTTCCAGACCTGACTGATTATCAGTGGTACAAAGGATATGCAGACGTAATTGATAAACTAGTAACAAAGTGCTGGCAGGAAGAAGCATATGCTGAAACACAATTGAGAAAGGTGACGAGATAAGTGATTTTCGCCGAAGATGGCGACATGAAGCTTGCATTTTTCAAAAAACATGGATAAGATTTTCTCAACGATGGGCTTTGTATGTCTGCCGTTGATAATTTTCACGAACCCGCTGTTGAGCGGGTTTTTATTTACTTGGGTAATGACTCCAACTTACTGATAGTGTTTTATGTTCAGATAATGCCCGATGACCTTGTCATGCAGCTCCACCGATTTTGAGAACGACAGTGACTTCCGTCCCAGCCTTGCCAGATGTTGTCTCAGATTCAGATTATGTCGCTCAATGCGCTGAGTGTAACGCTTGCTGATAACGTGCAGCTTTCCCTTCAGGCGTGATTCATACAGCGGCCAGCCATCCGTCATCCATACCACGACCTCAAAGGCCGACAGCAGGCTCAGAAGACGCTCCAGTGTGGCCAGAGTGCGTTCACCGAAGACGTGCGCCGCAACCGTCCTCCGTATCCTGTCATACGCGTAAAACAGCCAGCGCTGACGTGATTTAGCACCGACGTAGCCCCACTGTTCGTCCATTTCAGCGCAGACAATCACATCACTGCCCGGTTGTATGCGCGAGGTTACCGACTGCGGCCTGAGTTTTTTAAGTGACGTAAAACCGTGTTGAGGCCAACGCCCATAATGCGTGCACTGGCGCGACATCCGACGCCATTCATGGCCATATCAATGATTTTCTGGTGCGTACCGGGCTGAGAGGCGGTGTAAGTGAACTGTAGTTGCCATGTTTTACGGCAATGAGAGCAGAGATAGCGCTGATGTCCGGCAGTGCTTTTGCCGTTACGCACCACGCCTTCAGTAGCGGAGCAGGAAGGACATCTGATGGAAATGGAAGCCACGCAAGCACCTTAAAATCACCATCATACACTAAATCAGTAAGTTGGCAGCATTACCCATAAATTCAACGCCGCGAAAACCACACTGCGCAGCTTTCTCAAAACGGGCGAGAAAATCATATTCACCAAATAACATCGATAAATTAGCAGAGAAACGTAACAT